CCTGTGTGGCTAACCCTAACCCTAGCTAACCCTAACCGGGGATACCTGTGTGGCTAACCCTAACCCTAGGCGGCGCAGGCCGGCGCGCGCGCAGCACAACAACTCTTTGCGCTGGTAGCTTTAAATCTCAAATGGCATACCACACCAACACACGACCGCACTACGTCAGCACGCGGTATATTACCACTGCCGAGATGCGCAAAACCAAGATGAGCCTTACGGCTATCCTATCATCCCTACTGGGTAGCCGCGTGTTGCTGCGCCCAGCGCACCAATGCTATGGCTGTTGGGCATTTGGAAAGCACACCCATTAAACCTTCTTCTTACTTCCAAATGCACCCTTAACTGCAATGTAACCCTTTGCGTGCAGATACTTAAGGGCCTTCTTTCCAGCTGCATGCTTGCGCTTTGACACGATTCGTCCCGCGGCGTTCTTCATCAGGTCATCCTTTGTAAGCCTACCAGAAGTACGCTTTGCGTTTCCGTGGAACACCTCAGCTCGCGAACCAACAGACTTCATTTTGCGATTGTTTTACACAAGCCCGGAGGAGTGTGCGCGCTTCATGCCAGCATGAGCAGCCTGGGCCAGACCCATGGCACTGGGCATGGAGTGCTTGCCAATCCGACCCACCATGGACTTCCAGAGACCCGTGTGAGTGGAGCCACCGGTCATGTAGGCACCAGACCCGCGACCAACAAGGCGATTCAGGTGAGTCTTAGTAACACCGGACTCCGGCGTTGCAGCCTCAACATCCGCACTATTGAGAATGGTCTTGCGGATGGCAGACTGGCCGCGCACAGTCTCGAAGAAACCAGTGTTGATTGCAATGAGCGTAATAGTTGCAGAGTTAATGTAATCGTAGAAACCCCACGGGTTGGAAGTCTGGACATTGACCTGGATAGAATAGTTTCCGAGACACCCCGGCGCAAGACCCGGGCTGAGCGTCACGTCGTGACCCATGCGCAGCAGAATGGGGCCACCACTGAGCTGCGTGTAACCCGTCTGCTTATACTTAGGGGAAATCGTGACAGCATCAAGCTGTGCATTGGTACGCGCAAGCGACGGCAGCGCGCCCTGCGTGAAACCACGCCACTGGTGCCAATCCATATCAAGTCCAGCGGCAACAGCGGACTCGTAGAGGTTGAACTGCTGGAACCCAGAGCACAGGTTGCTAAAGTTATCAAACGTAACGGAAACGTTCTGGATAGGGATGTACTGGTCCAGCTGGCTGGGACCCTTAGTCGCAGGCTTTACGTACACCATGATCATGTCCGGAATAGACGTAAGAGAAATCGTCTGCGTGCCGAGGGTCTGGGTACCCGTAAACGACGAACCCGAAAGCGTCTTCACGTAACGCGGAAACTCAACATACGGGACAGTGGACACAAGTGGGAGCGTAATGTCAGGACCCGGGGTCAGGAAGGCGACAAACAGCGTGGGATTGGTCCACGGGCCATACTGATTCGCAGACGAACCCCACGTCAGATCGCTAATCACAGTGCGCAGATTAGACGACCGGATAATATTGCCACAATTATTCGTGGGCTTGGTCAGATCGTCCACCCAGTAAGGCAGTGTAAGGGTCTGGGCATTGTTAGTTGCAGATGCAACTGGATTAGATGCAGCAAACACCGTACCAAGAGACGCGGTAAAGTTAAGAACAAACTGCATATTTGTCATTCCATAGAGACCAACAGTCTGGAACTCCGCGCTATCCGCCCAGATGAGCGGGGAAAGAACCAGAGGCTCCACCACAGTCACAGAACCAAACACGGGCATAGGACCGTTAGTAACCTGAAATCCAGCACTGAGAGCAAGATTGGTGGACGTGCTGAGTGCAGCAGCGCAGCACAGGTTATACGTAGAGCCCTGTGCACCAAGAGACCCCGTTAGAAGTCCAGCCACAAATGCAATAGGCGTGGGCTGGGCACCCGGGGCCGTGGTGTTAAACACATAGAGACGCGCGCCAATCATACAGAAAGGCGGCACGGACTTAGTAAGAGTAAGGGTCTGCGTTACACCAGCAGAAGGAGCGGTGACATAAAACCCGGCAGTAGGGCAATAGTAATCGGTAGCCATGAAGGAAGCATCATACGCGAAAGCGCCAACAAGATCACCGCCCGGAAATCCAGTAGTCCAAACAGGCTGTCCATTGACGTAAGGAACAATGACGTTATTTGAAGAAGCACCAGACACAACACTAGCCTGCTTGGCAATGTAGAAGCCACACGAACTACCAGTAGCACCCGAGAAATTTCCAGTTGCAGTCTCAAGGCCAAACGAATATTGAGACGCCGCTGCAAGAAACGGGAATGCACCAGTGCCGTTGTACGTAGGCGCTGCACCGGAAATTGTCGGAAGGACTGCAGCGACGTTCGTGAGGGCCTTCTGCTGCGATGCATCTGCAAACCACTGCATCGGGTAAGCGCCGTTCGGGAGATCTCCATATCCATTCACAACAGAATAAGAGGAAAAGTTACCAGAACCGTTCAGCGCGTCATCACGACCCCACGAAAACAGATCAATATTCGTAGGCGTCGTGCGCTGCTTGATGTTCTCCTTTGTGGACGTCAGCAGAAGCTGCTCACGGAGCGTGTCGCCGTTAGTCGTCACAGTGCAGTCATTTAGCGTGGCAGTCATATTGCTGAGCGCACCCTGAAGAGGGAACGGCACAAGAGACAAATCCTTTGCGGACACAGCCGTGCAATACCCACTCTGAAGAAACATCTCACCCTGATTAATGTTGCTAAAACCAGCATCCTGAATAATCTGCTGCTGGATACCAGTACAGGGATCAGGGACATCCCAAGTCAGAGGAGCCTCAAACGACATAGCCGTTCCAGCCGCAACAGTCTGAGGGTTATTGATAGTATAGATGTTACTCGCGCCAGTGTAGCTCACAATATAAGTTCCAGGCGCGATAGTTGCTCCGCTAACCTGAGACCAGATCAGTGTACCCGGAGGAAGAGTCAGCGCGGCAACGCCGTTAATTGTTGCCGTGCCGCTCAGGGTGAGCTTAGTGCCGGCAATTGTGCACGTAAGCGCGGCGCCCTTGTAGCCGTGCATGGACGGGCCACGCGGACCACTGTAAAACAGCTGGGCCGTAAAGTTAAGTCCCGCGCTGATCTGAATCTTGCGGTCAACAAACACGTTGAGAGACGGCACAAGGACCTGAAACGTCATCTGGGACGCATTTGCGGAAATAGCGTTAAAAGGTGCAACACTCACAGACAGTGCACCCTTCTGGACCGCATAAGCGGGCTCATCCTGCTGAAGCCGCGCATCGTACACGGCCACCTTAGTAATGGTGCTCATTTTGGAAAGACCACTGTCAAATGACTACTCAGAAGAGGGAGTGCACGGGTGTACTTTGTGTATACACGCTATGGAAAACTACAACCCGGCCCCCTTAATTTGATTTAAGCGATGAGCGTTCAGGGATGAAGCAAACGGAGAAAGGAAGCTCGCCCATGTGCGCGACTGTTTTACAGTGGGCTTTTGCTTCAGAAAGTGCTGCGATACAAGATAGAGAGGATCATTGTTATTGTAAATACGAGTATTCGCAGTACTTTGGTGGGAGTTTTGGACTGCTGGATTGTAGGTTACAGCGCTGTTGAGTAATCCCATCTCAAGAAACAGATCAATGATAGCACCACCAAGTGAATGACCGGCCCCGAAAAATGTAGCATTTGGATAATACTGGTGTATTGACTCTACAAATGACAAATCTTTCTTAAAACGAGAGCTGTTCTCTAGATTATTTAAAGGAATCGAAACATCAGCAGCAATATCATCTGCATCATTAATCTTTGTCCCGCGCACTGCAACAATTACTGTATCACCTCTCATGTAGATTTTCACGGTGGGAGTCTGGAAAAGAAGATTGTAGCCATCTCCAATAGTCTGCGCGGGGTTCTGACTGTACGCCTGCTCAGCTGCAATCTTAAACACTTCGCGCTCGCTTTCATTGTCCAAATTTAAGCCCATTTCAATCTTTCGTGGCCTACAATCGCTTCCTCTCAAGCACAAAACTCATATTCATGCTCCCTCCGTTTGAAAGTGAAAGTGGACGGAGAATCTGAGAACCCTTCATACGCATCTTTACCTGAAAATCAAAAGTCTTAAATACCTGCGAAGACTGCATGTCGCGGGGATTCAGAACTTGAGGCTCGTAGATGATCTCATTGCGGTACTCCTGGCCATTCTGAGTCACAGGCTTCACAACAAACTCCGCGAGGATTTTCTGTGTATTTCCAGTTGTCTGCTGAGAAACCCCGTTATCTGTAATTGCATAAAGAGGCCCAATCTGGTCATCTTCAACAGGCACCTCCTCCGTTGTAAGCACAAGCGTGTCAACAGGCTGCCACATGAGACCAACAGATGGGTAATTCTGAGGAAAGGTATACAGATAAGGCTGGTTGCCTGCAACGCGGCCGTACGGCTGGTACACAGACGTCGAAACAACCGTAGGTGAAAACAGCGGAAGCACAGTGGGCACGGACAGACCCGCATTTGCAGCCTGGAAAATATACCTCACATAAGACGTCACGAGACTTGTTCGCGGATCAATATAGAGAAGATTTAGAACGGGCCAATTTCCAAACAACTGGTCAAAGTAATCATCAGCTTCAACGTTAAACTTCTCGTCATAAACATCATAAGGACGCCTATAAACCGTGTAAGCTGGTGTGTTTGTGGGGAGTACGCCAGTAAGACCCCATGAATCACGAGCCTGGTCGTTTAGTGCGGCCAGGTTGGAAGGATAGCCAGTTGCCGAGTTTGTAGGATCATCGATGTTTCCACCAAAGCCATCATCGACATTTGTCTGAGCAGTTCCACCAAACCCATAGCTATCAAGATTCATCGTGAACAACTGCGTTCCCGGATTGAAAGTAACAGTAGGGGCAAGAGTGCCAATTGAAGGAACATTCGGGGTTATTGCAACAGTCGAGGGAGAAAGTTGCATTGCTGTAGTCAAGACCCATGATGCAGTATTTGACTCAGGATCAACTCCAATGGAACCACCAGCAATAGAAGTATACGATGAAATGTACCCAGAAGAATAGCTCTTTGCGGTCACAATGTCACCAGTACCGTACTGAACAACAGGCGACCAACTCTTCAAGATAGACTCACCACAATCCATCCAATTTGAAGTTGCAAGTTGACCAAATTGGCCTGTGAGAGGGTTGCTGTTGATATTTGGAAATACAGCAACATAAGCACGACCATTAAAGTATACAGCCTGGCCCACTGAATAGAGCGTAGTGGGACTCCACGCAGTGCCTGAACAGTTTGCAGCGCATGCAATCTTAAGCTGCTTTGTGAGGCATTGCTCAGAAATCGGCTGGTTTCCGTCAAATGCATCATAGATACATCGCTGGAATGTGGGATTGATACACGTTGTCAGCAGATGGTCGTACGTATAAGTATCAAAATAAGTACTCGTTGTGGATGCCTTGATGTCGTCGAGCGTGGGAACAGGCGCTGCAATATCCTCAGGAATCCACTTACCAGTCTTATAGCTGTACAGTGAAAGTGTTGACCGGAACGCGGGCTGGTACGGCCGAGGAAGAGTCACCGCAGTATTAGTAGGCGGAACTGCGAAGACAGTGTTAGGGCTAAACCCAAGATACTTACACGCCTTCAAAATAAGCCCCTTCTGAACTCCAGCAACCCCAGCATTATACTGCTGATCCCCAGATGGAAGCGTAAAGTCGAAATAAACAGCCGTTGTCGTACTAGAGTTTGTAAACGTATAGTACTGGGACATGGTGCTAGATGCACTTGGAGCTGTAAGTGTTACGGTCGAAAGACCGGCAGTCGAGAGTGCGTTATTGACACGTGTAGCCATAGTTGCAAGTGTACAAATCTCCGAGCCAAACGTTCCCGCCAAATTAACATACCCAGATGTACGCGAAGTCACACCAATATTCGGCAGCGTGTTAACCGTATAAAAGGGAATTTGTCCGTTTAGTGGCCATGCCACATAAGCCTGGTCAAATGCGGGCTGCACGCCGTTTGTGCTGTCACACACAAAGACAGGACCTGTCCATGTCATTGCAAGTCCAGGTTGCAACGTCACCTCATACTGAGCAGGTGCAGTACCCAATCCAGCAGGACTGAGGTCGCTTACCTTCCCGGAATACCTCGGACAAAGGAGAGGAATGTTCGCAGACGTAATATTTCCCCGAGTAAGTGCGATGGTATAATCCTTTGTGTCACCAACCAAAGGCTTCAAGCGCGTCTCCTTGAATTTAGCCAAGCGACCGTGACTTCCCTCGCGTTCACTCACTCCGCTATCATTCGAGAGACTAACAACCGCGTTACACGCGTAATGAACACTACCGTCACTTGCCCTAGTCGCCACACGTGCATTGATCGCGGACATATACGAGTCATCAATAGTTCGCCTCATGATGACGGACTTCAAGAAGGTATGTCCAAGCGCGCCTTCTATTTTATATTCGAGGTGACTTAACTAACCAGTTCGAATCCCAACCCACTCTTATAACTTCACCTCGAATAAAAAAGGCAATGGGCTATGCGTTAAGTGAGGATGATATTCGAAAAATCGCAGGTCGAGTACCCGTAAAACGATACCCTGATCTTCTTGAACTAGACCACCCCGATCAGCTTTTTCGGGGTTGTGGTGCGGCTGCCCTTCTTTTTCTAACCAAGTCTCAAACGGATGGCCATTGGATCTGTGTCCTTGAAAAACCGGATCACTATGAGGTCTTTGATAGCTTTGGAACTGCTATTGATGGAGATAGAACTTGGTTGAATAAGGAAGAAAAGCTTGAGTTTCATGAAACCACACCTGTACTTTCTGATTTGCTCAAGAAAGGGGATAAACGCATTATTCACAATACAACCAAGCTCCAGGCTGATGATGCGGACACTTGTGGGCGTTGGGCTGCTTTGCGTATTCGTCAGGGAAATAAACCTATGGCCCAATTTGTGTCTGATATAAAGGGATCAGGCATGACACCGGATGAGACAGTCACATTGCTCACACATAACATCATCCACAAGTAAAAGCGGGGTCGGACAAGGTTTTCGGAGCTTGCCGCTCGGTGTTTTCCCAAATCACCAAACCTGAACTTTTTGCTTGTGGGCCACTTGACCTAGGTAGTCAGTCTATCATGGATGGTGTAAGCGAGACTTCAAGTGTTGCTAGGTCTAATACTGGTAGCCTCATAAGTCATAGGTCTGCATCCTCCATGTATGGACGTGCATTTCTTTTTAGTGTGCGTGTCTTTTCTGTTAGCTATGACCCTCCTAGCTTTCCCAAAGATATGCTTGACCTTGTGACATTTGGATGTGGACAGCTTGAAAAGGCTGACAAGTCTGAACACCAGCGTAAACGTTTTAAGCCTATTGCAGAGAAGGGCGAGGATAGCAGTGATAGCAGTAGCGATGAGAGTGAGACTGATGATACTACTATCAGTATGAAGGACACTCCAGTCCATTTTAAGGGCTATATTGAGTTTAACAAGCAGGTTTACATTACAGCCGTGCGCAAGTGGCTGGAGAGCGGCGACAAGGTGTGGGACTTCCACGCTGAGGCTGCTTACCTCAAGGACCGCGCGCAGCACATCCGCACGCGGACTAATATTGACACGCGCTTCCACAGTGCACTTGACCTGATTGCGCGCGCGCCTTGGCAGTTTGGCAAGAGCGAGCGGGACGGCGCCGGCGCGCGCACAGACATGGAGGAGATTCGTGAGATCTTGCGCGAGCACGGCCCAGAGGAGGGCGTGCGCCTAGTTGCCGAGAAATTCCCCGGCCAGTTCATCCGCTACGCCAATGGCATCACACAGCTAGCCCAGGCCGTGGTGCCGCGCGTGCGCGAGCGCGAAGACTTTGTCTTTCGGCCGTGGCAGGCGGCCTTGGTCAAAATTCTTAGAGGCAAGGCGCACCCGCGTCACATCTTCTGGGTGGAGGATCCGCGCGGCGGCATGGGCAAGAGCCGCCTGACCACTTATCTCTGCCGTGAGATGAACGCCGTGGAGCTTGACGGCCGCCAGATGGACGCCGCCTTCTCGTACACCGGCCAGAACATTGTCCTTTTCGATCTGGCGCGCGCCGTTGATGCAACCACGCTCAAGGATCTCTTTATTGTGGGCGAGAAGCTCAAGAACGGACAGATCTACAGCTCCAAGTACCAGTCGCGCCTCAAGGTCTTTGAGGTGCCGCACGTGGTTTACTTTTCGAACTCGCCGCCGCCGCTGGGCGTCTGGAGCGCCGACCGCCTGCAGCACATCCAGCTGTCCGAGCCAGTCCCTTTCGCGGTGGGCTCGCACGAGCTCGAGGGCGAGGCGCCAGAGCCTGAGGTGAGCGGAGTAGACCTCTTTAAGCAGCTGCTGGACGGTGAGAAGGCGGCGCGCGCCAAGGACAAGGCGGCCGCGGCGGCAGGGGCGGGCGCGGGGACGTAGTCGATTTCAACGAGGAACATTCGGAGGGATGTTAATCGCCGGGTTCTCATCGAAGCGTCGCTGGCGCTCCAGAAATTCACGCCGTAGGCGCTGGTACATTGCCGCATCGTCCTCAGGCGGCGCAGGCGCGGGCGCGGGCGCGGGCGGAGGCACGTCCACAGCCCTAGGAGCCGGGAGGACGTGGCGCAGGTGCCCACGAACCTCGCCAAGAGTTTCGGACAGCGGAGGGTGTGCAGCTACAGGGGCCACCGGACGCTCCGCCGGCGGGCGCTCGGCGTGCTCGCGCATTGCCCGCACCAAATCACTCTGCGGCTCGTAGCGCGGCGGACGGATGTCAGGGCCTAAATGCGCCTGAATCTCTGCCCGCTCTGCCGCACGGCGCTCTCGCTCACGCGCCCGCTGCTGCGACGCCGCGTACTCCCTCTGCGCCCTTGAGCTTTCAAGCGATTCATGCACGAAAGTCGGGAGGTAGGCGACGTCCTCGGCTACCCGCCGGCCCACATGAAGCGCCGCAGCACCAGTCCGCCGCAATGCCTCCTGGCCCACCTGGCGCACGGCCGCCCCAGTTGTGCGCGCAAGCTCGCTGTTGTACGCCGCAAGCGCGGTGTCGTAGGCCCTGCGCGCCGCCGCCTGCGCCGCCGCCGTCCCCGCCCGCGCCAGGCCTGTGCTTGCCTCTGCAACTACATCCCGCAGCTCGCGCAGGAAGGCAGCATTTGGCGCGTGCTGCTCCGCGTGGCGCGCTCCTCGGCGTTCTGCAGCCTCCTGGGCGCGTGCGCGACGCAGCGTCTGGACATTCAGTTTGTGGTCTGCAAAGCTGTACTTCGGAGGCATTGTGGAAAGATGTCAGGTATATCCGAGCTTACATCAAGCCAGCCTTGGGTTGGAATTGACCCCCAGGCGGCTAATTTTCTTGCTACAGGGTCCTCTTTCATTCCAACAGGACCAGGAAAGCGCACGCTGAGCACGCCAACCGGGTGGCCGCTAGATACGTTCCACCAAGTCTATAAGAAGACTAATATAAATGTGTCCATTCCTACCCCGCAGCCTACATCAAATGGCCCCCCTACTGCCACCTTTACTGGATTTTATTGGGCTGGTAATGTAGGGTCTACATCTGCAGCCCCAACATGGACCTGGACAACTACTGGGTCTCCTACGTCAATTGCATACACAGTCTTAAGTGGTTCAACATCAACACCATCAGTTGTTAGCGCAACTGGAACCTTATCTGGAACCGCAACAAGCTTCGCGTTTTCAGGAGCAACCCAAAATGACTATTATTACAAGCTGCAGCTTGTGTTGTCTCCTGGATCTATCACAGTCAATTCAACAGTCAACCAAAATCATCTTGCTGATCCAAAGATTGCATTTGTAAGCTTTGCTTTTGCAGGTGTTCTAGAATCTGCTACACCTATTCCAACATGGACATGGACTCTTGCAGGAGGTGGTGCTGTGGCTTCTCAAACTGCGATTTTGTATACAGCAACAGCAGCAGATCCTACTACATTTACGCTTTTGACAAGCCCATCATTGACATCATCACAAACTACATACCAGTATCCATATACCAATCCAAGTGTTCAAGGGGCATATTTTAAACTCGTTGTGAATGCAATTAATGCTACATCAACACAAACCATGACTAATGTTTCTCCTATTAATGGACTTCCTATTTCAAATTACCAATTTGCGTCCTTTGCTTACGCGGGAACAACTGGAAGTACTTCTGCACTCCCCACGTGGACATTCACGAATTCTGGTGGCGCGGTTGATTTACTGAGAGTTACGTTGGAGACAAGTACCGATAATGTTACATATTCCACTCTAATTTCGCTGCTTTCTATATCGACAAGTAGTCTTTCATATCAGTATACTGGTGCTACAGTGCCATATAACTTTTACCGACTTACAGTTCTTGGATCTGATTCATACACACTCCTTAATAGCACATTTACAAACACTTCATCGCAAAATGGCACTCCTCCACCATCACCGAAAATAACATTGGCTGCAAAGGGTTCGCTGTTTTATGGTAACGTGGGTACTACTTCTGCTCTCCCATCAATTGTAACCTGGTATGACGATTCTGGTCCAGCCGTGTCAATATTGTATTGTAGATTGTACACAGGGACAACGTCAAATCCAACTACACTTGTTGACACCCAAACTATTGATACTACACTTGTAAATCAAGCTGTACCTACTCAATCTAGTGTCACCACAGTTATTGGAAACTATTATAGATTTATTTTGACTGCCACTTATGGCGGCAGTTTGACAAAAACATACACGTATGATTTACCAAGAAATAAGACTCCAACTGTATCGTTCTCGCAAATTAAAACGCAATCCGTGGTTTTTACTAGCATTATTACAAACTCGGATGGTACAAAAATCCTCGCGACTTCCAATTCAACTGCTCCTATTCAATCGACCGATTCAGGTTCCTCTTGGTTTGCAACTGGATTTCCTTATCCAGATTATACACCACGAGTTGTCACAGGAACTAATGCTATGACCAACCTGTGCTTTAACTGCACAAACGGAATTATTACTAGCGTAGATAGTGGTAACACTTGTTATACCACAGGTGAAACAGTGTATTACAATTACCCTTCTGCTGTTGGAAACAGCTACGTTTTGATACCCACAAAACCTTTAAGAATTTCACTGACTTCCCCATACACATCTTACACTGACATTTCAACCCAACCTACGTCCACAATTAGTAGTACCACCACAAGAGTGTGTGCGTCTGACAATGGAGGTGACAACGCGACAAATATCCTTGTTTGCTTTAATCCAACCACAGGTCTTGCATCTGGTGCGCAATATTCAATGGTGACTAATAATGCAGGTTCATCGTGGACTCTTTTTAATTTTAATTCGTCTGTGGATGATCCACATGGATTATACGGAGGCGAGTATCCGCAAGCTTGTTGCTGTACTCCAGACTTCACGACTATTTATGCATTTATGTCATACAACAGTGCACTAACTAGTATTCAAATGTATGGGGTTTCTTGCTATGTAAGTCGGGACTCGGGTGCAACATGGACAAGAAAATTCATGTCTCATGATCCCTTGTTGATTCGAGGCGCCCGTTGTTCAGCCGATGGTAGTTATGTTGTTCTGAACACATTGGGGGGAAATAACCCATCTCTACTCATTTCAACTAATTATGGGGATACGTTTGCTTTCGTTGGTTTCCCATATGGCGAAGTAAATAACAACCCACTGTGTGTTGCATTGGCGTCATCAACAAAACAAATCTATGCACTTGGAAATAATTCCATGTCGGGAGGAACTAGTAGCATTTACACACTTGCTATCTCATAAGGTTGATATTGGGAGTTTGTCACGCATATGTGTGGTTTCCATGGCCCTTGCAGCTGCTCGGGCTAAGTATGTCGAGGCAAAGAGGGAACTTGATGAAGCAGCGCGTGAACCTCGTCCTAAAACAGACGAGGAAGCGTATCGTAGGCACAGGCGTCTTTATGATTTAAAAGACACTGCGAAAACCTTGTGGGATGCATATCACACGCTTGCAAAGGGCGGCATGCACAGCCATGACCACATCCCTGAAAACGTCCAGGCCGAAAAGGAGTTTCACCGATGGCACAGGTCCACCGCCGAAAACGAGGCGCGCCACGACAAGATACACGCGCGTGCGCTGGCGCCTCCTAAGGACCACCACAAGATTGAAGATCCCTTTCACTTGCCGCCCAACTACGGCGAGCGCGCCCCGAAGCGCATGCGCGGCGGCAGCGCATCCAGCAAGTTTCAAGGCATCATGCTCGCCAATGTGTCGCGCAAGCACGCCATTGACGCCCTGCCCGCGCAGCACCTGCCCACAGATGCCACCTACCACTACCCGGCCGCCACTGACCCGCACGGCCCAGGGCCGCACCGCGCGCCGCCGCTGCACATTGAACCCTTGTACCCAGAGCCGCGCAACCACTTCATGAATAGCTGGGTCACGTTCAATCACCACCTGGTGGGAGATCCATCGAATTGGATTGTTGATCATTTTGCAGGAGGGCCAAATAACGCTCCACCACCTCCTCCGCCGCCGCCACCGCCGCCGC